CCGTGACAACCTCGAGGTCCGGATCCGCGGCGGCGAGTGTCGAAGGCCACGGGTACTCGTGCCCCGTGATCCGGTGCTTGACGATGACGGTGTGCATCACGCCTCCCTGGCGTCGAAGTAGGTGGTGATCGAGTAGCGCCAGTCGCCCTCGACCTCGTCATCGGTGATCAGGTCGGACGATGACGTGGGATTGCAGCGCAGGCCGTCGGTCGGCTGTCTGCCGAAGTCGTCGAGCAGGTCCACGACCTTGCCGGCGAGGAACCGCGTCCCGGCAGCGGAGTTGTTCACGATCATGACCGTGACCGGCAGGCGCTCCCGTGGGCGCGCATCGCAGAACCGCTGCTCCTCAGAGACTGCGACACCGGCGTAGAACGCGACGTACGGGCGGGACGGGGTCTTGAGGATTCCGCCGTCGACGATGTCAATCCCCTCGCACGTGCCCAAACGATCGAGGACCTTCTGCGCGAGCAGGGCCGTGATATCGCTCATCCGAGCACCGCCTGCTCTGCGGCCTTCGCGATCGCCTCAGAGATCCCCTCGGTCTCTGCATCGGCAGCCGGGGCGAGGTACGGGCGGGGGCTCATGTGTGACGTGCCGTGTTCGACGAACCGGCCGTAGTACGCGGTGGGGCCGACCTCGGCGCGTGCGTCACTGCCGGCACCGCCTACGGTGAAGGTCGAGCTGATCGTGCGGCCGAGGTGGCCGGTCTGCTTGGGTACGATCTCCTTGGCGCGTTTGGCGATCGCCTCGCCGCCGTCCTTGATGACCTTGGCGACGGCGGGAGCGACACGGCCGCTGATACCGGCGAGGTCTTGCTCGAGCGCCACGAGCTTGGATCCGTCCCAGTGCACGGTCATCGGTCTGCCCCCGTCTTGGTCGTGGCCCGGATACGACGCAGCGCCAGGGCTGTCCCTGTGATGACGCCGGTGACGAACAGTGTTGCGTCGGCGGTCTGGATGCGATGCCCGACTGCGGGAATCGGAGCGGCAAGTGGGAGAAGCACTTCAGGATCCGAGAGGGAAACGGGCTCGGCACCGACGAGAGCGGAGACGGGCGGGGCTGCGACGATGCGGCAGAACCCGGACCAGGTGTCCACCCATGTCGGCGTGACGGCGCCCGTATCCGGATCCATCGTGTCCCCATCGTGACGGCTGATCGTGCAAGCGTCGGCCAGGAGGGCGGCACACGAGATGATCGCGTAGCGCTGGATGATGATGCCCTGCGGGTAGATGCCGGGCGTCGAGACGACCTGATGCGCCACGCCTTCGACGGTCACAGCCATCACGTCAGCGACGCTGCCTTCGACGTAGACGTCGAGGGCTGAGGCGAACTGGCCGGGGCCGATTCCGTACTGCTGGTTGCGCGCCGGTTCCCACCAGGCCGCGCACGCCACCGTGGACCCGTCAACCAGAGACAGATCCACCGTCTCGGTGAGGAGTGTCACGGCCGTGGACCCAGGGCGTAGCGGGCAATGATCGCCGCGGCGGAAGGTCCGGTCCCTATCGATTCGGAGACCGTGACCGATCGGCCGCCGACCGTCTCGGTCTTGACCTGGGGGGCCAGGCCGGCCGCCACGACGGCGACGATCTCGGCTGGGGCCTTCTCATATCCGTGGGTGAGGTCCACCCGGATGCGGCGCTCGCCGTCAGGGAACCCCTGCAGGCAGTACAACCAGCCACCCTCCGACCATCCGGTCGACGAGCTCCATGCGGTGAGCGGGGTTTCGGTCCCGTCGTCTGCACAGACACGGACCTCTGTCACCTCGACAACGTGGCGTGTCGGCAGCCAGAGGCGCTGACCACCGGGAGAGTCGACGGTAAGCGTCTCGGTGACTTCCGGTGCAAGGTGCCAGCCGAGCAGGGTACGCACAGCGCCGACGGCGGCTTCTAGGGCGAAGCTGTCGAAGAGGGGGGCGCCAGGCAGCGTCGACAGATTCCAGCCTTCGAGCAGATCGCTGTCCATGGCGCCCCCTCCCGTTACTTGTTCGCAGGCTTCAGGGCCTGCTTGTTCTTCGGTACGCGAGCCTTCTCGACGACCTCGACCTCAGCCGGGGCCTCGACGACCCTGTAGCGCTTCACGTCGTCGTCGTCCAGCTGCATCGAGTGCACTCGATCCCCGATGCGGACGCGGTACTCACGCATCAGACGAGCGTGAGCTTGACGAACGCCGACGGCCACTTCACCTGGAGGCCGAGGCGCTCCTTGATCCGGACGGTGATCTTGTCGTTGGTGAAGTCGTCGGCGTGGCTGTTGGTCGACTCGACCCGCAGACCACCCTTACGGAGGATCTTCGTGGCGCGCGATGCACCGATGAGGAACGTGCCAGCCGTGATGGCCTGCGTGACGACGGTGCGGCGTCCCCAGATCGGGGGCTCCATGATGATCCCGCTGGTGCCGTTGCCGTACTGGCCGGAGAAGAATCCCCCGCCGTAGTACTGGTCGTTGCCGTCCTTCGTGAGCCGCAGCGCCTCGTAGTCCTCAGGGTTGATGACGATGAGGTCGGCCGCGAACGGGCTGGCGCCGGAGATCAGCGAGAACGTCTTGAAGATCGCGTCCGCGACCGTATCCGCTCCCTTGACCGCCGTCTGTACGCCGCTGCGCTGCATGATGCCGCGCAGGTTCGTGCCCGCGCCGTTGCCGTTGAGGATTTGCGTCTCCTCCTGGAGCAGCAGGTCGTAGCGGGCCGTGGTCTCGATCTCCCCGGCGACGTACGGCAGATCCTCGGCCATGTCGTCGGTGAGCTTGAAGAAGCCCGCGACCTCGCCCAGGGCGTCCGTCCTCCACGTCGGGTCAGCGATGTGAATCTGCGGCTTCGCGCCACCCTCGGCGACGGTGCCCGTGTTGCCCTCGAGCGCACCGAACACCGGGTAGGTGACCGCGTTCCCGCCGATCGGCCCCGAGGGGATGAGGTCAGCGATGACGAGGGGCCGCTGGTACGGCAGGACGAACGACCGGTCAATGTCGGTGACCAGCCCGCCGAAGATGCCAGTCGGTCCGCCGACGACTTGCGTGTCGCCGGCCGCCTTGAACTCGGGCGTCTCGAAGCGCGCCATGCTCTTGATCGAACGGTCGCCGAGCGACTTGATGAAGTGCTCGCCGATGGACTTGGCGGGCAGGTCGTCGTTGCCGCCCTTGACCGCACCGAACGAAGACAGGCGCCCCATGAGCGCGTCGTCACCCTCAGCGGCCTTGATCTGGGCCTTGATGTTCGTGGCTTCGGCGATCTTCGCCTCGACGTCGGAACGCTCGGTGTCGGTCATCGACCGGCCCTTCGCGCCGTCCACGATGTCCTGGGCCGCCTTGATCGCGGCTGCCAGCATCTCCTTGAGATTCATTTCTGTGTCCTTCTGCCCTCAGAGGGCGATGAGTCGGAGTTGTGCTTGCAGGTCCTCGACGGTCGGCCCCGCCTTCAGCTCTTCGGACTCGGCGGATACCTTGGCCGGTTCTGGCTCTTCGGTATTGGCCGTGTCCTTGGCTTCAAGTTCGCCGCTGGTCTGCCCCTGGTTGTTGCCGCCCGGATGGGCGGACTTGCCATCCTGCGCGTCCAGCGCAGACAGGACGGAGTCAATGGCGCCGCGCGCATCACGCAGCGACGATTCGTTCACCGCCGACAGCACCCGGCCGGCCTTGACGGCCTCGGTGAGATGCTTGACGGACAGGATCTCGGTCTCCTGGTTCATGCCGCGCGGGACGACCGACACTTCGAACAGGTCGAGCACGTCCAGGCTGTAGTAGTCGCCGAGCGCCTCGTTCTTCGCCGGGCCGCCCTCGACGATGTCGTAGGCGAACGACATCTGAGTCACTCGGCCGCCCTTCAGCAGCCGGTAGACCTTGGCGGCCCTCATCTCCTCGATGTCGAGCTGGCAGGAGACGAGTAGGCCCTTCGCATCCTCGGTGGCGTCGATGACGCCGCCGATGTTGCTGAACGGGTCGCCACCGTCGTGACCCCAATACACGGGCAGGACGTTGCCGGATGCCTTCCATGCGGCCAGGGTCGCCGTGAACGCGCCCGGCTGTACCACATCCCCGGACAAGTCCTTGTTGCCGAAGACCGATGCGTATCCGGTGAACGTACCCTCAGCGAGGCCGCCAGTCGGACCCGCCTTCACCTCGGACAGTTGGGCGTACTTCCTCATGATCCACTCCTCGCGGCGTAGTTGATCTGGACCCCACAATTACAATTCGGCCCGGATGGCCACTTCTTGCCCGTCGAGAACATTTCGTCGATCGGGATCGTCGTGCCGTTCATGGCGGCGTGAGACTGACGCGGATTCATCCCGGTGACCCACGTCTTGGTGAGCGCTCCGGTTTGGCGGCCCGCTTCGACAGCGCCGAAACCCTTCGCGAACGTCGAGGCCGATGTCGAGATCGAACCGGCCCGTTCGTCCTGGTCGGCGAACACGCCGTCGAGGTTGCCGTCAGAGGTCGAGACCCGGTCGTGGGTCGTCTGGTTGATGCTCTCCGACGACAGCCGCGACACCTCTTGCAGGTAGGCGACCGTCCGAGCGTCGTCGTACACAGCAGGGTCGAGCCCGGCATCCTTCAGCGTGCGCCGGGCCTCGGCCAGGGATGTCGTACGAGACATGGCCATCAGCAGGCCCTCAAGCTCCGCGTTCCACCGCTCGCCGTCCCACCAGTCACCGCCGAGACCCACGGCACCGACCTTGGACCGGATCGTCCGCTGCTGATGCTCGAGGAATGCGGCAACCTCGTCCTTGACGGCACTGTCGGACTTGCGCTCATGGATTGCGGCCTTCGGGGTCGACTCGTGCACAGGGTCCGGGACCGTGTTCTGGCTACCGGAGTCCGTCGGGGACGCCTGGCCCCCAACGGTCACGTTCAGCGGAACGACCAGCGTGTCACCGCCGACGATCTTCGGCATGTTCTGGCGTTTGCGCGCCTCGTTCGCCGTCATCCACGGGCGCCCGGTCGCTGTCGACAAAACCCGCGCCTGCTCCTCGAAGTCGCCTGAGAGCTTTTCCTGCAGGTTGAACTCGACGTACACCTTCGTCGGGTCGTCGCCGAGCATCGGAATGAGCTTCTCGTTGACGACAGCCTCGATGATCTTCAGCAGCGGCCCGAGGGTCTCGCTATAGAGCATCTTTCGGAAGGCGCGCATGTTCGAGTAGGTCGCAGCGTCGCCCATGCCGACCATGGAGGGTTCTACGTGGAACGCTGAGGCTACGGTTTGGAGCGACAGTTTCGCGGCTTCGACGAACTGCGACTCAGTCGCGGAGAAGTCGATCCGGTTCAGCGTCATGCCATCCTCGAGGATGGGCGTGCCGCCAGCCTTCGGGCCGTTGCCGGTGTACTTCGAATACCAGTCCTCCCGGAACGCCTCCCGCGCCGTGTCGCCCCACTTCGGGGCGTCCTTGGGGCGCTCCAGGACTGCGGACACGCGCCCGCCACGCTTCCACATCTGGCGCCGGTACGTCGCGGCCTCGAGCTGCTCGCGGAGGGTCCCAGAGAGCGCCTGGATCGTCGCAGAGCCCTCCAAGCCGCCCATCGGCTCATAGCCGGCGAACGTCACGATCTTCGAGGCGGGGATGCGCTCCTGGAAGCCGCTCGAGGTGATGACGTCGTACTTGAGGACCTCGAACGGGGTCGCGTCGGCTGGCGTCACCCATGCCGGTGGTAGGCGCCGAACGTCCCATCCGGTCGGGGTCGTGGGGCTGCGAAGAACCAGCCAGTGCGCCCGGGAGTACAGCTCGTAGTCCGCGATGAGGGCGAAGATCCGGTCCACCGACGTCACCTGACCGCCGTCGCCG